CTGATGAGGCCCAAACTGTTTTAAATACACTGAAATGAATCAACAAATTATAGAAGAAATACGTGAATGGATGGAATCATTTGTTGAAAAACCTAATCCAAAATTTGGTAATATGCCTCCATGTCCATACGCTCGTCAGGCACGTTTGCAAAACAAAATAGATATCAAAGACTTAGACAAGGATTATTTTGTGTGCCTTACTGATGCGGCAAGAACGTGGACCGATGAATTTGATGTTATAATATTTGTTGAACCAATTCTAAACAGATATGAACCACAGGAACTAAGTGCCATTGTAGAAGAAGTCAACAAACGGGTGATGCCTATGGACATTGTGTGTCTAGAAGATCATCCACACGAACCTGAAATTATAAATGGTGTAAAAATGAACAATGGCAAATATGTTTTAGTGTTGATGCAAAGACTTAGCAAAATTAATGAAGCCAGTAAACATTTAGAAAGCACACCCTACTACAATACATGGACCAAAGAAAATTTAGACGATGTTAAAAATTGGCGTTTTAAATAGTTTTTAATGCTTCAAGTTTATCCAGTGCCGTTGCTAGTGTATCTAGTTTTTTTTCAGCAGTAGCAACATAATCAATATGTTCTGCTACCCCAATTTGCTTTTCTAAAAAAATTTTTAGATCTGCTTTAGCAACTTCTATATCACCTTCTAACTTTTTAATTAGTGCTTGTTTAATCATACCTGTTCTCACAAAAAAATTCAAACCCTTTCAGATTCTCTCCGTAGGTTTCGATATGAGGTAGAAGTAATGCCATTTTGTTTTCTGAAATGTATTCGTGACACTTCCAGGTGTCTTCAAATTGCAAAACAGATTCAATGTGTATTGCTGGGCCAGAGAATAGTGTAAGCCATACAGTAATAATAAAATACATAAAACTCCTTGTTGCTATTGCTAACTATTTGCAATATGCTACTCATAAGAAAAGGAAACACAAGGTTTCCTTTAGTTTTAGTTATCCAAGTTAGCAGATTTCATCCAATTAGTTTCATAATCTGCTAGATCTCTGATTGTTTGTATGCGGGAATCTGCATCACATGATTTACGATACAGATCTTTGTCTCTGCTCCATTTGGATCCTGTCCACCATTCGAAGCCTTTGTAGTCTGCTTTGTATTTGCTGGCCACTTCATATCCTGCACTTAGGTAAAGATATCTTAATTTTTTATTTTTTGCATACAACATTTCATGCAACAAAGAAAACTGTCCTAAACGTAATTGTGGATGTTTATAGTTCCATGCAAATATAACACTTTCCATTGAATGTTTATGTTCCTCACACAGAGTAAATCCTATCAATTGTCCTTCGTATGAATATTCAAACAAAGTAGAAGCAGGTGTAGGTTTGTCCCAACTGTCAAACTTTTTATATGCAAGATATTCATTATATAAAGTTAGTATTTTATCTTTGTCTGCTTCTGCATAAGGTTTGACTGCAACATGGATTTCTTGTTTTAGTGTTTTGCGATGATTTTTAGATGCTTTGTATTCATTAAGATTTATTCTGGTACTGCGTATCTGTTGCCACAAGTCTGTGGGATTGTTTTCATCATCCCAATATAATTTTACCCAACCAGTGCCTAGTGCGTGTTCAACTTCATGCGGTTCCACAGTTGCATATACAGGTGTGTACTGTATGTCCATCTTTGTTATTTTTCCAAACACGTGGTTGAAGTGTATTTTCATATATGGGTATTTAAGTACTTGGCGATGCCAAGTAGCATTTCGCTATCGCTCATGCGTTGTTTCGCCGCTTATCATGTAGATATTTTGGTCACAATTCTGCCGTTAGGCAGAACTGGATCTCATCATGTGAGTATTCCGGCTCCATAAGTCGCTGTCGTAACTGGGCGGTCAGGCTGTACCCATTGGCTCATTCTATCTGACGCAACACACTTGTTCTTCTTATGGTAATACCAAGTGTGCTAGTGTTGTATCTTTTTCACAGAGCACTATCATTTTCCATGTTGTCCTAGGATTCACCACCTACCGTTGTGACTTCGGCGCATTTCCATTTGTGTGGGGGACGATATAGCCTTAGTTAGCCTGTGCTGGTTACGAATTAAAAGTTATTTTTTGATTGAAATTTTTGTAATTTAATAGTAGCATATAATTAACTATATAGTTGGTGTGTTTACTAGCCAGGAAGAAACTGAATGTCAGGTACAAAATCTAAGAACAAAGGCAAGACGTATGAACGCGAACTTGCAAATTTTTTAACAGACTTATACAAAGAAAAATTTACAAGGGTGCCATATAGTGGTGCGTTTGTTGGAGGATCAAACATCATAAGAATCAATGACTTAACTGAAGCACAGACAAGATCATTCAAAGGTGATTTGATACCACCAGAGACATTTCCTAAGATTGTGTTTGAAGCCAAACACTATGCAAACTTTCAATGGAATGCTCTAGCACTAGGAAAAAGTGTTGCACAATTAGATGAATGGATTCAACAGTCAGAAGAAAGTTGTGAAGCAAAAGACAAATGGTTATTGTGTGTTAAAATTAGCAGACAAGGTTCGTTTGTTTTATGGGACCATACACAATGGATGGACTTAAATTTTTCACATACATATCGCGACAAATATCAATATTTGGAATTTGCAGATTTCTGGAACACAAACAGTAGACAAATTAAAGAACAAAGTGTATAATATGTTGAATGGCCCAAGTAAAAGATTATAATGTAGATCTACAACAGTTGATGTTGGAAATGTTGTTGAATGACGCAGAGTCTTTCGTGCGTGTTCAAAATATATTCAATCCAAACTATTTTGATAGAACTTTGCGACCAGCGGCCAAGTTTATGAAAGAATATTCTGAGGAGTACAAAACACTTCCAGCAGTTGATATTGTAAACAGCAAATCCAATATACAATTAAAAGATGCCAACAACATAGAACAAAAACATTATGATTGGTTGTTAGATGAGTTTGAAGAGTTTTGTAGACACAAAGCACTAGAAGGTGCAATATTAACATCTGCAGATATGCTTGAAAAAGGCGAGTATGGATCTGTAGAAGACAAAATTAAAGAAGCAGTACAGATCGGGTTGACCAAAGATTTAGGATTAGATTATTTTGAAGATCCAAAGTCTAGACTGATGGCATTGAAAGACAACAATGGCACAGTTAGTACAGGGTGGCCAGGCTTTGACAAGAAACTATTTGGCGGATTCAACAGAGGCGAGTTGAATATTTTTGCAGGTGGTTCTGGTGCAGGTAAGAGTTTGTTCTTACAGAACATGGCAATCAACTGGGCAGAAGCAGGATTAAATGTTGTGTATATTACACTTGAGTTGAGTGAACTGTTGACGTCAATGAGACTTGATGCAATGATGTCTAGCACACCAGCAAGAGAAGTTTTTAAAAATATAGATGATGTTGATTTAAAAATTAGAATGAAAGCAAAAACAAGTGGTAAAATGCGTATTAAGTATATGCCATCTGGTAGCACAGTATTAGATCTTAGAGCATTTGTAAAAGAGTTTGAAATACAACATGGTTGTAAAGTTGATGCGTTGTGTATAGATTATATGGACTTGATGATGCCAAAAAACAAAAGAGTGTCGCCAAGTGATTTATTTGTGAAAGACAAATATGTATCAGAAGAACTGCGTAATCTAGCAGTTGAATTACAAATATTATTTGTTACTGCATCACAGTTAAACAGAGGTGCAGTTGAAGAAATTGAATTTGATCATTCGCACATAGCAGGCGGATTAAGTAAAATACAAACAGCAGACAACGTGATTGGTATCTTTACAAGTCGTGCCATGCGTGAACGTGGCAGATATCAAATACAGTTTATGAAAACTAGATCAAGTTCTGGTGTAGGTCAGAAGGTTGATTTAGAGTTTGATATAGATACATTGAGAATACGTGACTTATCAGATGATGAGGAATACGAAAAGTTTAGTAAACAAAGAAGTACTATCTATGACAAAATGAAAAGGTCAAGTGAAGTAAGTCCAGCGGATACTAAATCACAGAGCGATGAAGACTTTGAATCTAGCACATTAGGAAAAGTTAGAGGCAAACCAGAAGGATCAAAACTTCGACAATTAATATCAGAAATAGACATGGAGGATGATGATGATTAAATTAATAACAATTATAATGATGTTTGCAACATCAAGTTATGCGGCAGATATCACAGTTGATATGTTAAACAAAAGAGATGATGGTGCTAAAATGGCATACTCGGAAGACATATCAAGAATTGATGTAGGCGATACAATTACTTGGGTATCCACATCCAAAGGGCACAATGTAGAATTTATAGCAGGCCCAGAAGGTGCTACATTACCAAAGAAAAGTAAACTGAACAAAGACGTTAGTGTAACATTCGATACACCCGGTGTTTACTTGTATCAATGTACACCACATAAGGGTTTAGGTATGATCGCACTAGTTGTTGTTGGCGGTGATACATCAAACAAAGATGATATCGCTAATGCTAAGACATTTGGTAAAAGTAAAAAAATATTACCTAATTTGATAAATCAATTATGATGACACTCGAGCAATATTTAAAAAAGATACCAGACTTTAAAGGTGCTAACTGGTTACTTAGAGTACCTTTAGGTGTCATTTTTATATTGCAAGGGTTACAGAAACTACCACTTGATGTATCAGACGCAGAGGCATTTGGATTACCTATGTCAGTTTGGTTCTTTGTTGCCTGGGGCGAATTCTTTGCAGGTGTAGGATTATTAGTCGGCGGTCTTACGATTGCACTTAAACCTGGCGTTGGTGATATGCTCACTAGATTTTCAGGTATAATTATGTGTGGTATAATGACAGGTGTTATATTAATATTAGAACCAGAAAGTTTATGGTATGTATTAATGTATGAGCATTTTCATTTACTACTTTATTGTGGTGGTTTATTTTTTGCATTGAGAGGAAATAGAGTAAAATGAAAGTTGGTTTTATAGGCGTAGGAAAATTAGGCCGAGATGTTACTGAAGTCATGGCAGAGTATCATGAAGTAACTGGATACGATATACAAGACATTGAAAAACCAAAAGGCGTCAATCTAGTAGATGCACCAGAACTATGTGTAATGGGTAATGATATCACATTTATAGCAGTACAAACACCGCATGATCCAAAATATGTAGGCGAATATCCTATTGCTGAATTAGAACCAAAAGATTTTGATTATTCGTATGTTATCAAAGTGTTAGATGACATAGCACCACACACACCAAAAGATCATCCTGTTGTTATAATATCAACTGTGTTACCAGGAACCACTAGAAGAGAATTTGCACCACGCATACCACAAGCAAATATAATTTACAATCCGTATTTTATTGCTATGGGTACTGTTAAAGATGATTTCCGCAATCCCGAGTTTCACACAATAGGAACTAGTGACGGAAGAGGATCAAAACCATTGAGAGACTGTTACGATGCAATATATGGTTGGGCAGGACCTAAACTGTGTATTGGCACATGGGAAGAATCAGAATCAACAAAAGTTTTTTACAATACATTTATATCTTTCAAACTAGCATACGTCAATATGATTCAAGATGTAGCACAGAGAACTGGACACATGAATTGTGACAAAGTAACAGATGCTTTAAAAAATGCAACAGATAGATTAATATCAACCAAATATATGAATTCAGGTATGGGAGACGGAGGCGGATGTCATCCACGTGATAATATTGCACTTAGACATCTTTCTCAAAAGTTAGATTTACCATACGACATATTTTCAGCAGTGATGCTGGCCAGAGATGGCCAAGCACGGGCCATTGCTGAATATTTGTGGGGTTTGGCACAAGCAATAAACACACCACACGTTATCATAATGGGTAAGTCATTCAAACCCAATGTGACAGACTCCACAGGTTCTGCTTCAGTACTAGTTGGCAATATAGTTGCTGATATGGGTGCTGAAGTAGATTATGATACTGTATTAGAAATTCCTGCAGTATATCTTATTGCACATCCAAATAAATTTAATGATTTAGAATTTGCAGAAGGTTCAGTTGTGGTTGATGTCAACAGGCAGTTCCCACATCAAAAAGGAATCACTGTGATGCATTATGGCGATACACGTCCAGAAACACACTAAACAAAGTAATCATCATCTTCACACCAACGTCGATACACACCATTGTGTGCATATCTAGGAATCTTATACTGTATTAAAGTTTTAGGTACATAATTCCAAAGTTTGTTATCATGTTCTTTGTCTGATAACCCTTGTGAATGTTCATACGGAGAGAAACTAGAACGTTCACAAGGGTTCATGCCATATTCTCCCATCACATGATGGATCCACAATAAATGATCTGCATTGAACAAATAGTTAAAACGCAAATCAAAATTTTGTGATTGTGATGTCGACGGAGATTGAGGAACTGTTTTGTCAGTAGGCTTACGAACCACTAAGACTTTGCAATACTCTTCTGGGTCGTCTACTTGATTACAAAAATGGGGCCATGCATAATCACTGTCAGCAACCGATAATATTTTACCATCATTTCTAGTTGCCCAATGATCTAGGTCTTCCGAATACACACCCTCTAGGTTAGGACTTGTACCTAACCTAGGAGCAAAAACTGCCAATTTAAGATGTTCAATCAAAGCGATCATAATTCTATTTAACAAGCCTTATAATCTCAGCATATCTTCTGTGTGCCTCTGTTTTTGATGTACTTGGATCACACACGGGATTGCGATTGAGTTGTCTCTTAATTCGGTCGAAGTTAATTGTTTCGGATTGTGTTGGTCTTGAAAACCAACTGCGGATTTGCTTTAGCATAAGAGCCTCCTTTTGCCTTGTTTGCTTTATTTTTGCCTAACTGTTTTTACAAACAGTAATGTTATTTATCTCGATCAAAATTTTATTAATTGATATTGACATTTTTTTCTTTGCACCATTGATCGATTGAATATGCTTTAAACTTGTTTACTTCTACATGATCAGAACCGTTACGATATTTTACTTCTCCTTGCCCCCATATGATATCATACTTTGAATGTGACAACGGTTTTTTGATTACAACGTCAATGTATTCTGAGTTATCAACACCTAGTGTTGCAAAGGTCACATACTTGCCTCCATGACCTTTATACACTCTGCCATTTGCAATCATGCCAGCAAACTCTACATAGTCGCCCCAAGTGTTCTGCACATACATACCAGGCACAAAATCTTTGCGTGACCACCAACCAAATTTTTTATACTGGTACACAGGATCATCTATTACATCAGACTTTGATTTAGTTCTTTGAAACAGTCCATGTTGCTTGGCTTCATTCTTATGTACCCATCTACGATAAGATCCTTGTGCGTGTTTCAAACAGGCATCCCAAAACTGTTTTGGATTGTGTGCTTTTTGATATGCCAATGCCCATATCAGTCTGCCAAGATTAACTGCGTGTGCTCTACACAAACCAAATCCACTCAATGAATTGAGAGCATCAATGGCTTGTTGTTTTTGAGGATGATTACCTAATTTTTTAATGAAGTCAATTATTTTATCTTCTTTGCGTTTGGCAAATGCTCTGCGATACATATCTGCTTCATAGTAATCAACACCAATCAACGATGCTATACGTTCAATAGCATCATCTTCATACACCACAGTATCTGTTTGTCTTTCACGTGACCAGTCCATAAACATGGATGCAGTTTTACGTCCGCTGGTAGCAACGGGTCTTATCAGTGCAGTTGCAAACACACAATCATACACACTGGTTGGTTTGACTGCTTTGAACAGTTTACTCATAGCAGGCGACTCTGCCTGTGTAACACCCAATACATCACCACGACACAGTAACTTGGATGTTTCCTCATCTGTTTCTGGATAGTCGGTGAGTGCCATTGGAGATATATCTACCAACTGCGACAGTCCGCGATTTGCTAGTATGTCTACTTTTAAATGTTCTAAATCTTCAACTTCATTTTTGTCTAACAGTATTTGATTGTCTTGTGAAAACAAACTTTTAGGCAACTGTCTTGTGAACATTAATATACCGCCACAATGTTTTGATATACATCTTTTTTTGCCTAGTAATTTTTTTTCTATACGTTTTGCTTCTGCTACATCAACATCATAATCTTCGTACTTGAATCCACGTGGCAAGTTTCCTTTTACACCTAGTCTTTTTAGTGCTTCACGTTTAGCAGACTTTTCTTTGTACATCACATAGTTTGATATCCTTGCTGACTTGCCTGGCCATTTTTTAAATATTCTTTCCATAACTTCTTCTTGTTTGTGATGAGGAAAGTCTATGTCAATGTCAGGTAAATCATCTCGCAAAGGATTCATAAATCTTGCAACAGGTATATTCCATTTGATTGGATCAACATCAGTTATGCCTAACAGATAACAAATCAAACTACTGCCTGCTGAGCCTCTTGTCATGTGTGTTATATCTGTTGTAAGATCAAGTATGTCACATACTTGTAAAAAATATTGTGTAAATCTTTGATTAAGAACTAATTCGAATTCTTCTGCTAGTCTATCTTGGTAATCTTTTCCGGGTGGGACTGTTCTTTTGAATCTATCAAGTAACGCCTGTATATCA